AACGCAAGACTTTGCAACGCAAGATATACACAAGTTAGAGATAGTTTATTTAGATCTCATCCTTGGAATTGTTTAATTAAAAGAGCTGAACTTGCAAGAGATACTGAAGTTCCTTCTTGGGGTTTCTCATATCAATTTACATTACCTGCTGATTGTTTAAGAGTTCTTACAATTTTAAATTATGATTATGATTATAAAGTTGAAGGTAGAAAAATTTTAGCAAATCATGGAACAGTAAAAATTCAATACGTTGCAAGAATAGATGATGCAAATCAATATGATGAATTATTAAGAGAAACTATTTCTGCAGCTTTAGCTGCTGACATTGCTTATGCTGTAACAAGTTCTAATCCAACAGCAGCAAATATGTATGAACTATTTCAAAGTAAATTAAAAGAAGCAAGATTTGTAGATGCTACTGAAGGTTACAATACCAATCCAGATAATGGTCAATCAGATGTGATTGGTGCATCTTCATTTATAAACTCAAGGTACTAACCTATGGCTAGAGTTGCTGTTGAATTAACAAACTTTACAGGTGGTGAGCTGTCGCCAAGATTAGATGGTAGAAACGATATAGCTAAATATAATTCTGGTTGCAAAACTTTAGAAAACATGATTGTCTATCCACATGGTTCGGCATCAAGAAGATCTGGCACACAGTTTGTTGCAGAAGTAAAAGATAGCACAAAAAAAACTAGATTAATTTCTTTTGAATTTTCAACAGTACAAACTTACATATTAGAATTTGGCGATCAGTACATTAGATTTTATAAAGACAATGGAGTTATATTAGATGGTGGTTCACCATACGAAATTAATTCACCTTATTTAGAAGCAGAACTATTTGATATTAAGTTTGCTCAATCTGCAGACACTATGTACATTTGTCATCCAAATCATAATCCTAGAAAACTAACTAGAACTGGTCATACTAATTGGTTATTAACTAATGAAGTTATAATTAATGGACCATTCATGGATCACAATATTGAGACAACTACTTTAACTCCATCACATAAAATTGTTGGAGCAACTTCAACTGTAACTGCAAGTGCTGTAACAGGTATCAATAGTAATCAAGGATTTTTATCTACAGATGTTGGTAGACTACTTCACATTAAAGATGGTCATTTAAAAATAACAAGTGTTACTTCTACTACTGTTGTAGTTGGAACTGTTATTGTTGACTTAGGGATTACTACTCCTACTACAGATTTTGCTTTAGGATCATTTAGTGATACTACAGGTTATCCTGCTTGTGTAACTTTTTTTGAACAACGATTAGTATTTGCAGGAACTACTGCTCAACCTCAAACTTTATTTTTTTCAAGATCAGCAGACTACGAAAACTTTGATGATCAATATCACGAAACTGTAGCTGATGATGATGCTATTGTTTACACAATTGCTTCTAACCAAGTTAATGCAATTAGATTCTTAACAGCAACTAGAACATTAATTATAGGTACAGCAGGGGGTGAATTTGCAGTTAATGGTGGTGGTACAGGCGAAGCTATTACTCCAACAAATATTTTAATTAACAAACAATCAAATCATGGTGCAGCAAATGTAGATGGTATTGCTGTAGGTAACGCAACATTATTTTTACAACGTGCTAAAAGAAAAATTAGAGAACTAGCTTACAACTTTGATGTTGATGGTTATGTTGCTCCAGACTTAACAATCCTTGCAGAACACGTTACTGAATCTGGTATTATACAAATGGCATACCAGGAAGAACCTAATAGTATTGTATGGTGTGTTAGAGCTGATGGTCAACTTTTAGGATTTACTTATCAAAGAGAACAACAAGTAACTGCCTGGCACAGACATATATTTGGTGGATCATTTGGTAGTGGTAATGCTGTAGTTGAAAGTGTTGAAGTTCTACCAACAGACAATTCTGAATATCAAGTATGGGTTATAGTTAAAAGAACTATTAATGGTGCAACAAAAAGATATGTAGAGTATTTACACAATCAAGACTTTGATGAAACAGATGATACTTCATTTAATTATTTAGATTCTCAATTAGCTTACAATGGATCAGCTACAACTACTATAAGTGGCTTAGATCATTTAGAAGGTGAAGAAGTTTCTATACTTGCAGATGGTGCAACTCATCCAAATAAAACTGTAAGCTCTGGTGGAATTACATTAGATAGATCAGCAACTAAAGTTAAAGTTGGTTTACCTTATGTTTCATTATTACAAACAATGAGAATAGATGCTGGTTCACAAAATGGTACATCACAAAGTAAGACTAAAAGAATTTATGAAATCAC